GAAATTGCATTTTCCCATCTATGCGCTCGTGGTCTCCGGGACTAAATGAAATGAAGTTCGGTGCTTTCTCCATCATCTCTGCTATAGACTCTCCGGTAGACGCGTTCCAGATAGCAGGATCCGCTATGCCTATGATATTTCTTCCTCTTAGGTTTGGATCAGAGTCCTCTATCTCTTTTATCCTTGCTGCCTGTTCAACCGGGTTTATCTTAAGGCCTACGTTAGGCTCACCGGTGCAGCCGTAAAACTCTCTTATGCGGTATACCTTTCCGTACTCGTCGGCAGCATACCAGCCAACTGAAAAAGGTTTTGCATAACCGAAGTCGTAGCCTCTCCAGATCTTCCAGTTTTTTGGAATCGGAAAAGGATTGATAACATGAGTCCATCTCTGGTCGTCGTAGTGGTCGGGATCGTTTCTCCATTCTGTAAAGACCTGTCCCGAAAACGAGTTCCAGTCTCCGTAAAGGAGAGCGTTTCTCTCTGCTTCAGGTAGCATAGCGAGAGAAGCGAGATACTGTGGGTTATTGTCGAGGAGTTTTTGATTGTCATAGACCGTGGCCGGAATAAAGACTCTATCGCGCGTCATGGTGATAGTTTTTCCGTCCGGTCCTTTTATCTCCATTTCTTCTACAATGGTTGTTCCCGGTGGTGCTGCTGTAATGAATCTATCTTTTATCCATGCGTGACCTTTTCCTCCGGGGTTAGCCGTAGCCCTTATGTAGCATCGTGTGCCGGGGCCTGATGGTCTGTTACGCGAAAACATGTAGGAATATTCTTCCCACGTAAAATGCTCTAACTCGTCGAAGGCTATAAAGTCGTATGCCTGACCTTGGTATTTATGCTTGTCTTGGTCTCTTTGCATGGATCCGAAATAAATTCTTGCTCCTGAAGGAAACGTCCAACAATGCTCTGTGCCGTTATATCTTGCTTTCGGTGAAGCCACTTTGTATAGTTCGTAGCTTCTGGTTATGAGTTCTCTTGCTTCCGGAAAGGTTTTACGGAAGATGATAGCTTTATAGTTCGGGATATGAACTTGTCTAAGGGCTTCCGTAAGTAAGGAATCTGATTTACCACCTCCGGCAGCTCCTCCGTATAATACTTCCCATTCCGGGCGAGATTGAAACTCGCTCTGCCTGGGCTGTGGCTTCCAGAAAACATTACTCATTTTTCTCCTTTACCGGCGCGATCATAATTAAGTTCTGCGTCTCTTCTGCTTCAAACTCGTTTACTTTATCTCTCCACTTATCCGGGCGCCTGTTCTTAAGCCAGAATATCTGAGCTGTTACGTCGGGTTTATGGTAGACTTTCTTTGTTACTGTCTCAGGACGTGTCTCTCCGTCCGGATCCTTTACCATGACTATCTGTTCTTCTTCGGAGTAAAAGCCTACTGCTCGTCTGTATAAAGCGTTCTCTACTCGGATATCCGCTACTTCTTTGCCCTGCTCGAGAGCGTCTTTTAGCTCCTTATGCTTTTGTGTATATTTATAAAAAGTCGTCCTTCCGATACCTAAATTGTGCGCAATATCCTCTAAGGTTAGGCCATTCCTAGCCCAACCCTCGATGATATCTAGTTTCGGAAGCACGAGCTTTTCATAATTTGTTTGTTTCACTGGTAAGGATCTCCTGTTATCTCTTCGTATTCACCCGGGGTTATTTTCCCCTTTTTTACAAAGTCGGCGACCTGCTTCTTGCTATAAAAGCCTCTGTCGTAGTATTTTTTCACTTTTTCAAACATAATCAATCCTCCTTGATAAGCGTATCTGTCATAAGTGCGGTATACATAACCTGGGCGTCCGTCTTCTCTCTTGATATTTCCTCGTCTGATACCTCGATAAACGAAAACCAGTATCTTCCGTCATTTGAAAACGGCTCGACAAGCTGTGCGTTCTTGAACGTCCTTTCTTCTGCCCCTGAGACCATAATCAGTGAAAGGTCCTCCGGGATCTCCGGCTTCTCGTTTGTAATATAGCAATTTCCGTTAAGCGCTGCGGTTATCTTAGATCCATCCGCAAAAGTGAGTGTTACTTCCATTTTGGCTCCTTTCCAAATAACTCCTTGTAGAGCTGTTTCATGTTTTTAGTCTGCTGTTTACTCATAATTCTTGTATAATCGCCCATCCATGATTTATAGGATTGTTCGATGTCTTCATAGGGAAGCTCGCCTTTGTCTAAAAGTCTTTTGTATGCTTTCAGTCTTCGGCGCTCCCTTGTGACCGATTTAGGATTGATACGTTTTATAACCTTTCCTGTATCTGTCATTGTATAGCGAATCTGTAAATACTTGTATCTGTCCGTCATTTTCACTATATGTGTCTTTTTGTCGTTTACGAATAGGCTCAGGTCCCTTATTTGCTCTGATATGCCTTCTGATATATCAACTGCTTCTTCTTTTGTCTTCGCCATGAAGTAAATATCATCCATATATCTTCCGTAATACTTAAGGCCTCTTACTATCTTTGCGTAATTATCGACTCTATACGGAAAGAATACTCCTATATCCTGTGATACCTGGTCTCCGATGTTTACAGATTTCTTCATCATTTTAGATCCGGTCTTCGACTCATAAGGGACTGTTTCATAATACTTTACCGAATCAAACTTCTCGTCGAGACGGCGAGCGTATTCCTCGTCTGTCATATATGATACGTCAACTTCCATCCTTGAAAGTATTTCATCCATTAACCAGTGATTTTCCTCGGGTATCTTCGGATATACGAATTCTTTTATCTTGTCGTGCCGGATATTATCGTAAAACTTCGATATATCCATGAATCCTATATATCCTACCCCGTGTCTCAGATAAAAGGTGTGTAATTCCTTTTCAAATTGTTTTCTCGCGAACGATAAGCCTTTTCCTTTTTGGCTTGCTCCGTTGTTGTTAATCAGATACGGTTTTAAGCACGGTCCCAAAACATTATCACATATAGCGTGTCTTACTATTCTATCTCTCATTTTGCCGCCGTGAATATGCCTTATCTTTCCTCTTTCACTTATCTTAAACTCGGATCCCTTAGATGTTTTATAGGTCCTCGTTTCCAATTCATATTTGAGTCGGCATAGTTCCTCGAGCCAGTTATGTTCTACTTTCTCAGGCTCCATCTTCCAGGCGCTACCATTCATTGACGCCTTGAGCGCATCGTATAGAATATTGATATCTGCAATATACATCTTTTTTATACGGGCGTTAAGCCCCGGATATCGTGTCGTCGTAGCTTCACGCATAGGACAAGCCGCCCGCAGACTCCGGCATACGCCGCTATTATTTAGGCTTTCGCCAAAGACAGCCTTTCCTTTCGCTTATGGTCCATCACCTCGAGAGGACTTTCCGAAATCAGGGCGAACGCCATTAGAGTTGCTCGCGTTGTTGTTGTTCGCATTGCCTTCATTGTTGACATTAGCGAAATTCGCCGAAGAAACGACGTCACGCAGCCACCAGTTCGCGCGTTCAAAGGCTGCCTTGTTTTCCTTTCTTAAGGTACTTGTTTGAAGATTTTCTCACTCCTTTGATAAGCGATATCTCTTCTTTTATTTCTTTCGTAATAGGTTCAAAGCGGTTTTTATCTACCGGTAAAACCTCTGCGATATACTGTAGCTCCTGTTTAAGACAATATAGCCACCCGATAGAATTGTTAAGGTGTTTTCTTTTCTCACAATACTCTATGAGAACATTGTCTCCGGATGGATAAATAGAGTTTCCAAGTTCAAACTCACATACGACGGCTCGCATGATCTTTCTTGTCTCTTTTGTCTCTTCCTTGATAAAATCCGCATAAAAGGATTGATTTTTTAGCCGCATCTTCTCGACTATTGTTTTTCTCTTTTCGGGCTCGAGCTTGATTGATCTCTCAAACTTCTCGATTCTTTTTTCAAACCTATCCTTGTCATATCCAAAACCATATAAGGCGAGCTCTGTTATTTTTAATCTTAATTGCCGCAGTTTATGGCCGGCTATAAAATCGTGATGTTCTCTCCTTGATTTTGGTACACTCATATAAACTCCTTACTCCGGGGACGAGCCCCGGAGATTAAGATTAACAGATCGCGAAAGCAGGGCGAACGCCAAAAGAGGTGCCCGCGCCGCCGGAGTCCGCATAGCCTTCATGGTCGACATTAGCGAAAAGCGCCGAAGAAACGACGTCACGCAGCCACCAGTACGCGCGGTTCGTGATCCGTGATGGTTCAAGTGCAAATAACGGCAACTGGCTCTTGTCAATTCCTATGTTAAAGTTAATAGATCCCGCTACCGGCTTCGCTCCATTGTTACAGCCATATACCATAGCTTCACTCATTAGCTCAACCGTAGAGTCGTACCAGGACCAGTTCGACGCAATATCCGACGATACCGCATTTGACAATAGCTCTCTATGCGAGAGGACGTGTGATGATCCAAATGCTGTATTGATTGTGCTCTTTGCGTCACCCAAGCCAGTCGTATACATTTTTGAGCCGACGTACCCTCCTGTCGTTACGTTAGAGTCGTTCATTACGGCATTATACAGACATGTGTCCGGTACCAAAACGACGTGATGATCCGTGCACTCGGTATCTCCGCAGTGCAGCCAGTAGTCAAACCCGGCTATTCTATATACTACGTTTCCTATCGTCCAGTAGTCGCCTATGAACATATCATCGAACGTTCCTGCAGAAATTGCGGAAAACTGCGCTGAAGAAACGCTCGTCCCGAGAGACTGTCCGCGATAGATGGCGTTATGTGCTCCGGCGTTGTCGGCTACATTCAGGCCGCCGCCTCCGCCACCTTCTGCTGTTGCGGTTGTCGCCGTAAAATGCGTTGCGTCCCAGGATCCGCTATGGGCTGTGGTACACTTGTAAAGCTTATCCTGATACATTACACATTCCCCGACTGAATAGCTTTCCGTCGAATCGAAAATCTCTGCAATCGAGCTATCAATGTTCTCGAGCCTCGTTGAAATTGGTGTTGAGCCTCCTTCAAGCGCTGTAGCTACTCTCTGAAGTGTTTCGTCAAGGGCGAGTGCTTTTGTTGCTGTTGACATACCTTATCCTCCTTTATGTTGTTTCATATGTTTGACAGATTTTTCCGTCTACTATTGAAAGTCCTATATCATTTCCGCCTGTAGGAATATCATCCCAAGTCTCATTGACTCCATCATAGGTCTGTAATTTGTCCTGATAGAATCTCAGTCCGTGTGCTCCGTTCTGGGAGGCTACCTCTTTTGCTGTGTGGCTTGCGAGTCCTGATTTGTTACCCGCTGCCAAAGTATTAAGAGCTGTAAGGGCAGCTTCAACCGTGGTAATAATGCTTCCGTCTATCGTCATTGAAGAAGATAAGGTTGAAGGCTGTTTATCATCCAGAGCAGACTTGATAACCTTGTTTTGCACTCCATTTTCAGAGGAAGAGGAGAGAGCACTATCAATAGTCGGGATAATTGCAAGAAGGGCGGTGAGTGCCGCTTCTACACTTGTTATAGTCTGACCGCCTATAGTCATGGAACTAGATAAAGCCTTTGTCTGTAGGTAGTCATACATGTAGTTTGTTAAGACTTTGTTCTGTGCCGGGTTAACAGAAGAGGTTGAAAGAGCAGAGTCAACCGTAACAGATCCGCCTCCTCCGCCGGTAGATATTGTGATCCATGCCTGAGTCGTCTCGTCATAATACTGAAGGTCGTTCGAGTTCGGATCTTTTCTAAAGTCGTGAACACCTCCCGAGGTTGCTACCTGGGCGGTTAAATGGTTAGCAAGGAGAGTATTGATAGCTCCTAACGCACTTTCAACCGTTGTGTACTGTGTTCCATTTACTGTTATGGCTGTATCAAGCGTTTTCCCCTGTTTAGCGTTAATCGCTGCCGCAATAGCCTTATTCTGTACGGCATGTTCTGAAGTTGTATCAAGCGCGGTATCAATAGTCGTCTGAGCTGCTAACACGGTAGCAATAGCAGTTAAGGCTTCCTGAACAGTAGTCTTTGAAACTCCGCCGATCGTTACGGCTGTTTCAAGTGTCGAAGGCTGTTTAGCATCTACTACGGCCTTGACAGCTTTATTCATAATCGCGTTTGTTGACGTTGCATCGAGTGAAGCGTCTACGGTCGGAATAACCGAAAGAAGAGCACCGAGCGCAGCTTCTACGGTCGTTCTTGATACTCCGCCTATGGTAAGAGGTGTATCAAGTTCCTGAGCCTGCAACGTGTCAATGATAGCCTTTAAGACTTTGTTCTGTACGGCGTTCTCCGAAGAATCTGATAAGGCATCATCAAAAACAACCGCTCTATCATTAAGCTTTCCGAGAGCTCCTTCAACCGTAGTCTCTTCTGATCCGTCTATCGTAAGAGGCGTTTCAAGAGTCTTTGGCTGTTTTCCCTCGTCAATGTCTGATACGTCTTCCTGAAGATCCGAGATAGCTTCTCCCAGAGAGTCGTACATAGTGATAGCATCGTAGGGCGGCTTAGTTCTTACCGACTCCTCGACGCGTACCTCTGCTGTATCTGTGGTGTATCTCGTTCCATTTCCACCGCCGATAAGACCGACTGTGAATTTATCTCCTGCAAGCGCGATATCAGGTACCTTAGCCGTATCGTTTGAGTCTAAGATAACGTCATAAGATACCGAGTTTGCAGTAAAAACGGCCACCTTTAGAGAATACGCGTCCCATTCAGAGGATAGCGTAAAGGCGGCCTCTACGTAGTTTTTTGTATTTCCGATAAGGTCGGAGATAGGGGATCCGGTTATATGTTGACCGGTCACCGTAAAAGCAAGCGTTCTCATGAATACACTCCTTTCGAGAATAACATCTTGCTTTGATGATACTATATCTTGTGGTTAGCTTTCCTCCCAATCGGGAGTAAATTATTTTGACAGTCTTTCAAGTTCCTTCGCCACGAAACATCTTTCGCACCCCGGGAAACATTTTTTCTTCTGGAAGGCTATCTTTTCTTCTTCGGAGTCAAACTTGTATGTAGATAACGTACCAACTTCTACGCCTACGCACGTGATCTCCTTAATGCCTTCACGAATAAACCACGGACAGTCACTAACGCTGTTACCAAACCCCCAGTGCATCTTAGCCCTCCCTTAATTGCTTTATGGTTAATATGGCTGAATCATACTTACTCTTTGTCTCTCGAAACTTTTTCTGAGCGTCTTTATAGAGTGCTCTGATCTCTTCGTTTACTCCTGTTAAAGCATCAACCGCGCTTGATAAGTCTCTGATGTCTGACTTAAGCTTGTTATATTCCTCTAGGGGAATCGTAACAACGCCTTCCTGCTTAACGGTCGTTATGGGTTTATTAAGCTTAGTTCTCTTTTTCATGATATCTCCTTTCTGCCCCACGCTATAACCTCTTCAGGTCTTAGCCTTTTGTTATCCATCGTGTACCAACTCCCACCTATACGCTTTGCTCTGCATTTGATGGTAAAGGCTTTCTTGTCGTTCTTAATCTTTCGCTTTATTTCATAGTCACCGTCTTTATCCGGAGAGCCAAACTCAGACGGAATATAGGTTATTGTCATTTGTTACCTCCATCTTTGCTCCGCACTTCGGACAGTATTTTACTTCGTGTCGTTCAAGGTTTGAGGCCATCTTCTTAACCGCCTTAACGTAGTTCTTGAATTGATTTTCCCACGGCACATCGGGCATATCCTCTAATACTTGGTCGAAAATCTTATATAGCCCCGCTGCCTCGATATATCCTTTACTCATTCTCCGGAGCCTCCTTGTTTTTGTCTTTGTTAAGTCCGAACGGATCCTCCATATCTACGAAAAGGTCGCAAGCCCTCCTTGTCACTTTGATAGGCTCAGCGGTCACTTTGCAAACGTCTTTAGGAAGTTCAAAGTCCCAGAGACACCTATTCGCACATTTACTGCATATACACATGTTGTTCTCCTTTTATGTTGTACCAGTCGTCAGTATCATTTCTTTCGATCTCAGGTAGGAAGCTGTGTTCTTTGAGAAGATCATAGATAAAAAGTCTTCCCTTCTGCGTCCAGTACGTATGGATCCTGGAGCGCTCCATTCCTGAAGAATCGGTGTAAAGGTGTGTTCTTGTTGCTGTGTAACCTTCTCCTGCGTACTTCTGGTATAAGAGCCATTGACCGTCTGCAGTCTTAAACTGTACCCCCAGATCATGAAGTATCTGGTTAAGTTTAGCTCCACTCCATCCGTAGTCCTTCGCTATCTTTGTAATCTCGATAAGGTCCGGACAGTTAAGGACTATATCGTAGTACGATACTTTGGGCTTCATCTCGAGTAGTTGCTGGTCTTTAGCTGCAACAACCGTTTCAAGTGTTTGACGTTTAGCTCGTTCTTCTGCTAACGACTGTAAGAGCTTTATTCCGTACTCAGGGTTTGCTATGATCTTATCTATCGTATCTTCTGTAGCGTATGCTCCGTTTTTACGGATAGACGGTAAGACGTCCGAAGTTATCCAGCGCTTAAAGCGTTTTGCTTCAGGTTTCTTAGAGGAGAGTATGAGAGAATATAAGCCAGACTCGTTGATAAATGTCATGTCCTGTACTCCTCCCAGGGTGTCGCATTTTGCTACCCCCTTGTCTTCAGGATCAACCTTTTTCGATAAAGCGTCGCTTATATTCTTATAACCGAGTATTCCTGCTACGTCTCGACCTGCGAAGTATGGCTCATTATTGATAATTGTCGTGCGTACAGATCCGAGCGTAGCTTCACTAAAGGTCTGAATCTCATTCATAATCATTCTCCTTTCAGGTAGAGCACGTCGTCTACTACTGCTTCAATCTCTACCGCGTTTACGCCGAGCTTTTTAAGCAGCTTAACGACTGTCTTTAGCTCCTCAGTCGCATAACGTATCTGATCCCTTACGAATCTCTCAGAATTTTCTTCTGACATGAATCATCCCTCCTTAACCGGATAAATTGTTGTTGGAGTTCCAATGAGTAGGCCTTTTTCTTTTTCGCTTCGGATGGTTGTATAGTATGACGAGTGTATCTCTACAATCTCGCATATATCCTCCGTGTCTCTTATGTGTTTCACCTTTTGGCCGATATATCTATGAAACCTATACCGACAAGGGCGACGATCTTCCTCTATTCCTTCGTCGTAAATCGTATATTGTCTCATATGGTCTTTCCCTCCTTTGGTAACAAGTGCTTGACTTTGCTTACATCTTCAACGAATGATCTTGCTATTTTTTCGTCCGAAAAGGTCGTCAGTATATGCAGTTCGTTAAATAGGCAGCTAAGCGCTGCAGCCAATGTTGCGCTGGCCCATAGGAGCGTCGGTCGTTTCCCTGACGTTTTCTGGTACTCCTGTATACCCTCGTCTAGTTTTCTTATCATGTCCTCGGCTTCTTTTTCTGTGATTTGTATAGAGGAGTAGTCTTCCCAGCACTTTACCTCAATGCCTTTATAGCATCCGACAAGTGTTGGCTCTTTTTCTTTCATCCTACCGCTCCTTTCTCGACTTTCAACTCGTTCAATAATGCTTCTATTGCAATTGAACAAGCCTTTATAGCTTGTGAAAGGCTGTATTTACCATTACCAATTTTTACAGACCTAACATTTGGATTTGAATCATTTATAAGACTTTTGTAAGATTCTTGTTGCATAATCAAAAAACATATGGCACTCTCTTTCTTCATCATCCAACCGCTCCTTCCTCGACCATATCAAGGCGTACTTTAAGCGACATATCTTTGATAAGCGGATCTCCGACAAGTATCGTGTTCTTTAGGCCTCTCTTGGTGTCTTTGACTTCAAACCATCCTCCGCCGAAAGATATACAGCCGCCCTTGATGTACTTAGGATCTGTTATCACTTGCCAAGGCTTTAGGCTTCCATCAAACTTAAGGATAAATGTGCCCCGCTGCCTTTTCTTTCTTTCACGAGCAAGGCGCTTTTCTTTTTCTTTCTTCGTCTCAGGACGATAGATATAGCATTTTTTGAAGAATAGTCCTCCGCGTTCGTGATCTTCCATAAACACATCAAAGGCGCGCCTACCTTCGTTAAATCTCCCGAATCCTCCTGTATCTTCAACTCTTCTCTTGCCGAAGCCTGCAATAAATACCCATGCTCCCATCTTGGCTTTAGGGTTTCTCCGGTCTACCGCTACAGTACGTCCCGATCTAGCTCTATGTCCGCTTGCTGTTCTGTGTCCGTTCTGGGAAGAGTCGGAAGGCTTGTACGTTGATATGTAATACTTGCCGATATACTGCTTTACTTTCTTTGCATCGCATACTCCTACACCTATTAAGCCTACCCCGATAAGGATCCCCGAAAGAATCCCTATCAAGAGAAAGGCCAGCTTTTTATACTTCATCATTTGTCCTCCCTGTAGTGCTCCAGTGTTCCGTCAAGGAGCTTTGCTATCTGTCCGTCTTCATCGTCTATCGTAAACGCGAATACGTCTGAGAGAGTATCAATAATCTCGTTTATATCCTTTGCATCTTTTTGGTCGAATACCGCTCTATAGTCTCTTGTGTTAGAGTCTATAGCTTCATCTGTAAGAACAAGTCCCATATAGAGCGCCGGGGAAAGCTTTTTCTTTACTTCCTCTTGTTCGTAGTTATCCCAGTCAAAGAAACGAGTTAAGGCACCTTCAAGGTCAAGAGAGTATGAACCTAACACAGATACGATAGTTTCCCAAAGGAGATTAACGTCGTAAATGTCGTAGTCCGAATCAGTCTGTTTATCTACTTCCTCTTTGGCAAGGTATGAGAAGAAATCTATAAGCTGCTTATCCAGGATCTCTTTTACCTTGTCTATAGCTTCTCTTGCTTTTCTCTGCTCGTCAAACTCGCTAGGCTTAGCAGCCTCATTCTTTGCCAACTCCGCTGCCTCTTCGTCATATTGATAAAGCGTGAGACCGCCGCTCCAGTCTGTGGTATAAAAGATATCTTTCTTCTCAAATATCTCGAGTTCAACCTCTTCGCCTACTGCAAGCCTTGTTATCAAGTTCCAGCATTTGTCCCACGTGCGAGCGTCCTCCGGAAACTTCTCCACAAGAAACTCCTGCTGAAGCTTTGAGAAAATCTCTTTCTGCCACTTTTCCTTAGCCTTTTCTTTCTTGTAGAGATCTACGCGGTAGTCGATCTGCGTCGGGTAGTCCTTGATAATCTTGTTGCGTTCCTCTTCGTCGTCGATACCTTCAAGCTTGATAAAGTCGTTCATGTTAAGCTGGTGATTATTGATAGCATCTTCAACCGCTGCCTTATCGAGCTTTGCTATGTTTAGTCTGTGGTAGATAGTTGACTTTGAAAAGCCGGTCATATCCGAGATAGAGTCTACGTCTTCTCCTAGCTCTAACATCTGCTGGAAGCCGTAGGCCTGCTCCGGGATAGTAAGGTCTGAGCGCTGGATATTCTCGGCAAGCATCAAACCTAACTGCTTATCTTTTGAGAGTCCATACACGATACGGCATGGTAGTTTTTCAAGTCCCGCCGCCTTAGAAGCTTCAAAACGACGGTTGCCGATCAGAACATAGAAGAACGTACCCACAAAATCAATGGCTAAGTCGTGCTCTACATCTTTTTTGATCTCCTCTACGTCGTCTTCATCCCAGGTCTCGTCCCAGAATTGCTGCGGAATGATAGTTAAATTCTGCATAACTCCATTTTCTCTGATAGAGTCGGTTAACTCCTCGATATCTCCGATATCTTTTCTGGGGTTAGCCGGATGATGAAAAAGGTTATCAATATCCATCAAAACGATATCTGATCTACTCCTTTCGGCAAGCTTTTGCGCAAGATCTACTCTCGCTATAGGCGATCCACTTTTACTCATAATTTGACTCCTTTCTATTTACGCGCGCGGGCGCGTGCGCGCGTTAGGGTGTTCACTTTGTTCCATTCTTTCTCTGTTAAGAGCCTTCCTTTGTACGGATAGAGCTTTACTTTCGCTCCTCCGCTGTGTCTTTTGCCTATACAGTCGTTACACTCAGGACGAGTGCAGGTCTGACACATGGCTATATACTCCGGCGGATCCGGTCTAGGCTCTTTGTACTTATACCCCATCTACAGCCTCCATAATCTCTCTGTATGAAACTACGTCAACCTTTTTACCGATATTGCATAAAGCATAGGTCGAGTAGCATTTTCTGATTTCTGCTTTTTGTCTTTTACCGTCTCTGATAAACTCAACCACCTTACCACGATAAAGGCCTAAGTCCTTTGCCATAATACCTCCTTCTCCGCTCCTTCGTTACGCGCCGGAAGGTGAGCATGTTTATACCCTGAAAGGCAAGCGTAACCTTTTAATCATAAGGAGTGTGAGTAGACTATGGCAGCGATCTACTCATTAAGTCCGACGCGTAGCGAAGGAGCGGGTTTTATTTTCCGTGATGTATGGTGCTTCAGGGATCATTTCCCCTTTGAGCTTTCACAAACACACAAGACCTATAAGGAAAACCGTCTTTTGTGAAACCTTCTACTTCTGAGCTTTCAACCAAGGCGTAGCCTTTTCTTGGTTTAGGCCGTTCGTAATATACTTCCATCCGAATAACCTTCTTGACGGTCTTCGGTCTTTTTAAGTTCCTCGATCCGGTCCACTGCCTACCATGTCCGCCTCTTTTCTTCCACTCGGCACGACGTTTCAAGAGATAAGATGCAAGCTTTGAATACTCTCCTGTATCGTCTAAGAGGTTAAAGTGTACTCTTCCTTTGTTCCAGATCTTACGGATCCTATCTGAGTCCACGCCTCGATTGATAACTAAGTGATGATGGAGTCCGCCTTTTACTCCCCACTCAGTAACGATGATATATTTTAGCGGTATGCCTTTCTTGTCGTAGAGATAGCGAAGGCGTCTCATAAATTGCATACGGTCTTCTTTAGCTTCATCTATCGTCTGAGGCCTGTCAGCTTTTGTATAGTCAAGTACCAGATGGAAGTCACCCGGACGGAAGTTAGCGTTTAGCTTTATAGTGAGCTCTCTAACTTCCCTTCTTGCATTTGCTTTCTCGTGAGCTTCTGAGGTGCCTTCTCCCAGGAATGACCTACTCGTATCTTTGATGTTATATCTTGGAGCTTGGTACTGCTCTAGTATGAGGCTGCGTCCCGCTCTGGTTATGGCTTGGATGTATGGCATAGGTTTTCCCTTTTCGTTCTTATATGATTAACTTTAGCAAGTCTTCAAGGGGCTCCGCGCCCCGATTTTATCTTGTGTATGTATTGACTTATGCTACAATATGTAGTATTATGTAGACGATCCCTTAAGGGCGAGCTTCTTCTTTCGGCTCGTCCTTTCCCTTTATATAGGAAGGAAGTCCGTCAACAATCTTGCCTTTACAGTAATAACAATCTTCTCTAGGTATTAAACTCCAGAATCTATGACCGTCCTCACAAGTCAATGTAAATAGTCCTGCCGTTACTGGTGTATTTGTTCCCGGATAATACTTTTCTCTATCCATCTTTAATCTCCAAAAGCCAGCAGGAGAAGGATAATAACCGGAAAGATACAAAGGCCGCCTACGAAAGTGACTCCCATGTCTAGCCAGTCTCTAAGATCTAAGCCTTGAAAAAGCTCGAGCGTTTCTCTCATGATAAAACCTCCTCAGCTTCTTTAACCTTTCGGCCTCTTCGCTCTTTATGTGTTGGTATAATTCCAGATACCCACGCTTCCGCGAAGTCGTCTACCGAGTATAGCCCCGGAGGTAAAACCTCCAGCGGAGCTAACCACTGTTCCTTGAAGTATCTTGCGGATCCATAGCCTCCGACTACAGCTCTAAGCTGGGAGGCGGTAGCAAACCCTTGATTCTCTCCGGGGAGTCTGCTTCTGATCTGTTTAGCAATCGTCGACTTGTTCATCTCGTACCTCCTCAAAGGAAAGGCTTTCCATAACGACACACAAAGACTCTGTGAAAGTATCTAAGATATCTCTCACTTCATCTATGTATCTTTCTGGGATTTCTGATAAGGCGACTCTTACATGAATAAAAGATTCGTTTTCACTGTCGCGCAAAGCGCGGTCTAATATTGTTTCATTTGATTTTAATACTGATCCCATGTTTTCCCTCCTACTTAAACAGCTTTTTCTACATCTTCAAGAACATAGTTTCTACCAAACAGCCTCATAAACTCCGCCCGGTCTCCGTAGTTTTCTTCCCATGCGAGCTGGGCTTCTTCCTGGAGCTTATGAGCTACTTCTGCGTTTTGGTGTACTGCGTCTTTACCGAATATGTGGCATCTACTATGACAAAGCCTCACTTTAAGGCCGTATCTCTCGGCTATCTTCTTATTGGCTCCGCCGAATACGTGATGCCAGTCAAGCGGATCTCCGCAGCCGTTACGACCGCAGAGGTAACATGATTCTCCGTCATGAAGTATCGAGATAGGTTTTTTCATTTTGAAACCCTCCTTACTTTTAAAGAAGAAAGAAGAACATAAGCGGGCGAGACTCCATTGAGCCCATAGAACGCGTAGTAGTCGTTGAGCGATCCGTCCGTGTGCACAATCCGCGCATTAATCGAGTTGCCGGAGGTCGGTGTTGAGTAAGCGGTGCAAGTCCACCACCAATCATCCTTGTTGTCTATAAGGTACCTATACTTTCTGTATTCCTCTGTGGTTATGAGTGATACATAGTCCATGCATGTTCCGTAGTCTTTGAGCCCATCTTCTGATGTAAGGTCTCTCTCAAACTCTACGAGCTTATCCTTGTCGTCGAGGCCTTCCTTAAACTTGTTATTCAGGTAGCGTCTTAACGTCGATGTTTTCCAGTTGTTACAATCGTCCGTATCAAAACTCATGTTGTCTACGATCTCGTCCGTGAGTACGAATACTCCGTCTTCTCTTTTGTCGAGCACCGTTAAGGTCCATCCGTTCCAAGAGAATTTATCTCCCGGCTCAAGGCTTCCAAGTTCGACGTACTGATCCTCAGTAACTTCCTTTACATCATCTGACTTAAGAAAAGGTATCTCTCCGTTTTCCTCTGTCATTTTGTCGATAAGGTCCTTTAACTGTTTTGCTTCTTCTTTTGTCATTTGTGATCCCTTCCTTTCAACTATGCTCTACTCTTTGTAGAGTTTGCGGGTAAAAAAATATTTTCCTGCGGAATGTTATACACAGAGGAGATGGCGTACATCTCGGGTACCCTCGGTGCAACCTTCCCTTTTTCCCAATTTCGTATCGTCTGTCTTGATACTCCCAGCTTTTCGGCTGCCTGTTCCTGATTAAATCCTGCATTTACTCTAGCCGCAGCAAGCGTTATTTGTAGTGTAGCTCCCAAGATTATCACCTCCTGTTCTGGTTGCTTTACGGACATTATAACTCTACTTTTTGTAGATGTCAATACTTTTTGTAAACTTTTTTTCTTTTTTGCTTGTAAATCTCTACAAATTGTGGTATATTGTACTTAGGGAAGGAGGTGTATAATATGAGCGAAGATAAGTTCAAAGCTATTTTTTCTAAGAATCTGCGCTACTATATGAATTTAAAAAGTAAGACTCAGATTGATATTATAAATGATCTCGATATAAATAAATCTTCTATATCCTCCTGGGTGAACGGCACCCGACTTCCTCGCATGGATAAAGTAGAAATGCTCGCTCGTTATCTCGGCATAAGCCGTTCTGATCTTATAGAGGAGCGTCCCGCTGCCGAAAAAGACGTTGAAGAGCTTGTATTGACCGAACACGAAAAAGAAGTGATTGAAAGTTACCGGGAAGCGAGCCTTACTGAGCAAATGGTTATTAGAAGAATACTCGGCTTGTCCGAAGATATCCCAAAGTCAGAGGTAGGTTAAGGAACATCGTCTATACGAATTGTTGGAAGGAGTGATAATATGTATCAGGACTTAGATTATGAAGCAGAGTATCACGTACTAAAAAGCAAGGCCGATAAAATGTTTATCGCTATTATCATTCTTGCTATTATAGCCATGGCAGCTATCAGCGTTATACTTGATAAGAGCGATATTAAAGAGTATCAGGACCAGATTGAACAGCTTGAATTTGATAAATCGGATTTGGAGTCTCAGGTAGAGGAATTGCAGTCCGAAGTAGAGGATCTTCAGTATCAGATTGATAACCCGGAAGAGTTCGAGTAATTCTTAAGGGAGGGGCTCACATGAAATACGAATACGAGAAAACCTTTACCTTTGAAGGCAAGCGCTATCATGTCTACGGTCACTCAGAGGAAGAGGTTATTGAAAAGAAAGCTCTTAAGCTCCGGGATCTGAAAGAGGGAAGGGTTACTGTTAATGGTAATATGCTTGTCTCATTGTGGGCTGAGAAGTGTCTTGATATCTATAAGCCTAACGTATCTCCTAAGTATAAAGAGCAGATGGAGTACCGGATCAAGAAGAATATTCTTTCAATTATCGGGAATATGCCCATCTGTTCTGTTAAGCCGCTTCAGTGCCAGGAGATATTAAACAATCTATCCGGAATGAGCAAGAGTCATATAACGAAAGTCTATCAGGAATTATGTTTCATTTTTGATAAGGCCGTAGAGAATAAGCTTATCCTTGAAAGTCCTGCCGCACATCTGGTAAGACCGGAAGGAATAAAGGGTAAGAGAAGATCCTTGACCGAGAAAGAGCGTAGGCACCTTTTGAGCGTATGTGAGGAGCCGAGGTTTTATCTTTTTCTGCTTATGTTATATTGTGGGTGCAGACCTACTGAGGCTATAAACTGCCAGGGTAAAGATATCTGTTATGTTGATGGGATCAGGTGTTTACATATCCGGGGTACAAAAACAGATAATGCAGATAGAAAGGTTCCGCTGCCGGAGGAGCTTTATGAGAAGATAAAAGATACCGAGCCTTTTTCTTATATCTCTCCAAACGAAGCCGGCAATAAACACAGCGAATCATCATATAAACGGTTGACTGACTCTTTAAGGCGTGAGCTTAATCTATCTATGGGCTGTAGGACATATCGTAACCAGCTCGTACCACCGTTCCCTTTGGCTTCCGACTTTACTCCGTATATGTTAAGACACACATTTTGTACGGATCTTCAGAAGATGGGAGTCGATGTAAGAGCGGCGTCAAAACTGATGGGACATGCGGACATAAGGACAACTGCTAATATCTACACACATCAAGACAACGAAACTCTCCGGCAGGCCGCCGAGAAGATGGGTGTCGTGTCAAGTGTCGTACCATCCTCTACAGGCGTTGTGAATTCGTAATTCCTTTTGCGCCTACGGACCAAGGTGTCGGGAGTTCGAATCTTCTCGTGCGCGGAATAATAAAACCTCTGAATTGCCTTTGTTTTCTAGGCGTTCAGAGGTTTTTAATTTGTTCCATGTGAAACAGATGTTCGAGAACGAATGTTTGTTTTTGCCACTTTTTGTCACTTAAAGTGTCGTACTAGGTGTCGTACTCAAAAACTAAAAGGGCCCTTCACTCGAGAGCCCTTTCAGAAAGGAGAAAGTTGATGGATTTACCCTTTTGTAGCCTTTAGGAGCTTCTTCCACTTACTGTTATTCTTACTAGCCATAGGAGCCGGACAAGTCTTGCCGTTTACGTCCCAGTGTCGTATTATGGTAGAAGCGTTCGGACAATAGTATCGGATGTACTTGATAAGCTGCTTTAACGCTGCTTCCTGCTTTGCTGAGATATAGCCTTTTGTGTAATCACACAGTTCGATTGATACCGAATTTGCGTTAGTACATGAGAGATAGTAGTTTCCTGCTCCGTTCTCTTTAGTAAAGAATCCTCCCACGCTCCACGCTGGGCGGTTTATCGGTACAGACTTTACTATCTTTCCTTCCGGATCTACAAAGAAGTGAGCTCCGGCGCTTCTCGTGTTGCCGTTCTTAAAGTACAGGCCGTTACCTCGCGCTGTGTCTCCTTTGTTTCCGGTATAGTGAATAACGATATAACGTACTCTTTTCTTATCTCGGACGGATCCGTAAGAAATCTTTTTCGCCCGGATATCCTCGTATACTATTTCCGGTTTAGCCATTTAGTCGCCCTCCGAATAGTCCTTGCCGTCAAACTCGCCAGCCTCAATCCTAGCTTCGTACTGTTCTTTTACGTTAAGGTACTCGGGATCCGCTTTATCATATTTGCTCTTACTGATCTTAAGCAGCGCGCCCAAAAAGGTATCTACTCCCATTATCGTAGCCGGGATCTCTTTTCCGTATGGCAGGCTCCATATCTCAGCCAGCGTCGTATAAAGTACAGCAAGCGCCGGAAGTACTATCCCGGCTATGAATACCAAAGTGTCATACGTTTTTCCGTTTTTGAATACCATGTTAAACCCTCCTTACTTTACAACTGCGTAACTGTCTTCGTACCATATCAACTTCTTCATATCGCTATAACGGATATAAGCATATCCGCCATTAGCCCAGTTTTCGCCCCAGCTGTTCCTAACTTCAAACAGTTTAGTTTCATCATCATAGCCGACAATGACTAACGCGTGTCCTTTATCACATTCTTCTATCATGTCGTCGTCGGGGCTACAGAATATCCATGTGTTACCATCTATTGTAGTAAAAGGCCAGCACATAGCAATAGCCACAGGATATCCTTTACATATAGCTTCTTTGATTTGTCTTTGATTCTTTACTCGGTAATACTTTGTAAGCTCGTGCCCTCTTAAGCCATTCGCGTAGGCTTCCTTTGATGGTTTTTTGTTAAAGGGTTTCGTGTTAGGCCATACCTCCGAGCTGCAAGCTCCGTATTTTCTCACGCACTGCAAGGCGGTTTCTACACACGATCCGCTATCCTTCTTCATAGAGGTGCCGTCCATGACTTTTTGGTTATAATATGTAAATATGTGACTCGGATCCCACGCGTCGGAATGATAGTAGTAGGCGTCACACGCCAGAGCAGCGTTGGAAGTGCAAGTTCCGCCGTGTTGCTTGTAAACGTGTTTCATTTTGCCTTTGATAGATCCGCTCGTCGGTAGTTCTTTAGCTTCCGAAAAGTGTTTTTCATACTCGTAGTTCTCGGGATTTATCCCGGGCTTTTTTATAACTCCTCCTACAATGGGCTCTAGTGATATTTCCATAGCCTACCTCCTATTTATAGGTTTTTCGTATCTTTATGAGATTATGTATAATATCTCTAACTCCATCGTATACTATGTCTTTGAAGTCGTCTGTCTTAATCTCTTCATTTACCACATTCTGAAGAATGATGTTCCAGAGCTTCTTCTGTTTTATCTCTATATAGTGAGAAGACTCTTCTATGTGGTTATAAAGGATCCACTTAAGCATCTCCTTATAGCATATCTCGAGAATATACTTACCTCTAAAGGCGTTATATCCTTTTGTGTCTTGACCTGGTATCTGATTCTCGTAGGCGTAGACTGCATCTTCTAGCCACTCGGACTGATTTCTTATGATGTTCCGTTCCTTTTCTTGTGCGTCAGATCCGATAGCCACATGTTCTGACCGGATCCGTAAGTTCCCGGAGCGAACATTCAAAACAATCAAGGCTATGATTATGAGTAATAAGAGTCCTATAACCGGTCCGTTGCTCGACGTAAACACGCTCCCTATAGCCTCCCACATGATAAAACCTCCGTTTTTCTTTTATGTTACCATTTACCCGGAGAGAGTTTCCTCCCTATCGGGTGTTATTTCTTCTGAGAGTCTTTGTACCATTTCTTGAAGGTCTCCTGGTCGTAAATCACTTTCCCGTCGATCTTAACTCTTTGAAGAAGTTTCATGATCTTTTGTTTCTCGGTGGCGTTTCCATCCAGGTAAGCTCCCTTATATGCTTTTGTGAGGGCTTGTTTGATAGAGGTCGTAGCTTTCTTTGTTGCTTCTTCCTTATCAAGCCCCTGAGACTGCTTATCTTTTATGATTGCTTTTACAACTGAATCAATAGAAGACTGCTTTCCTGAGTCAACCGCTGCCGTTATATCATTTCCGCTAAACTCCGGCTGCTTATTTTGAGTTCCTAAGACTGCATCATATAACGAGCCTGCTTGCTTCATTCTTTCTTTCGTCGCTTCAGGATCCGGCTTCTCCTTCTCTTTCTTTGGAGCGTTAAGAGATTTTACGGCCTTTTCAATGGAGCTTTCCGGGTAACCTTTCTTCATGAGATTAAGTTTAATATCCGCGTACTCGTCCATGTTACCTGACTTCTTAGCTTCGGCAGCTTTCTTTACTTCTTCGTCGTCTTTGAGCTGCTTTCCTATAACCCTTGCTACATCATCCTCGGTCTTTCCGAGATCCACAATGGCTTCTACGTATTTTTCTTTAGACTGTGTATCACCATCCTTGATAGCTTCTACAAGGTACTTGCCCCACACATTCTCTGATACGTTCTTCGCATCTGAGCTATAGGAAAGGAAGCCTTCGCCTTCGGTTATGTCCTTAACATGGTTAATCGTTCCGTTTACGAGGTTTGCCACATTCTCTACTGGTACTCCAAAGAGTTTTGATCCGTCATTTGCTACCGAGAGAATAGCATCTCCTACGCCTTCGCCTTTTGATATAGCTTTGAAAAGCTTTATCGTTGAGTCTTCTAAATCATTAAGTGCTCCCAGGACTATATCATCCTGTCCGTATGTGCGTTCTCCTGTAGCGGCAGACATAACCCACTCATACACGAGCGATCCTAAAGGTACTGATCCGACTATGTTTTCTCCCATATCATCGAGCCACTTATAGAAGATACCTTCTCCGGTTACTTCCTGCTTATCATCTCTATAAGGATTCATTCTATGAAGGAGTCCACGCGCAATAATAGCAAGGCCTGCAAACATAGCAGCAGAGACGAGCTGAGACGATACGGCATTAGCAAAACCTTTAACTGCTGCATGGTAAGTCTTTTTATCTATCGTGCCGTCTTTGAGCTGCTTTCTCTTTGCTCGCATATTGTTAAAGTTGTCATATACCATACCGAAGTTTTGGAGGCCCTGTCCCATAAACATAGTAATTATCTTCATACCGTCGTTCGGGTTTCTCATAATATCGGCGTTCTGAAGAGTCATATTTGTAGACTGTGTTTCCTCCACGCATCTGTCAAAGACTTTCGCTACCTCCTGATAGTAGGCGTCTGTTCCTTTTTTCAAGTCTTTTCTCGTAGAGTCTATGTAGTATTGAGCTGCGTACCAGAAGCGCCCAACCATAGCCATATCTACCTTTTGGATAGCGTCTTTTACAAAACGTACCGGGCCGTACTTGTTCATGAGAGTATTTGTCTCTCTTATTTCCGCAAGCTCTCTTGTGGCATTTCCTTTGTTCCTATACCAATAAATAGGAGTATATTTGTTAATGAGCTCCTGATCCGCTTTCGAGAGCATCCAGTTATTCTTTCCGCCTCTTAAGAAAGCTTTAAGCGTCGGACTCCATCCCATAACGCCTGCGCATGTAGGATAAGCTGAGGTCTGTTTGATGATAACCGAGGCGTTGGCTGTAAGGACTGCTCCGGCGTAGTTACCTCTTAATTTGTCGTACCAGCTTACCTCTCTCTTTCTTCCTTGCTGAAGATCTGCTATAACATCATCAATAAACTTAAGGGCTCTATCTCCCCATACTTCACGCATCTTCTTTTTAACCGAGGTGTCTACGGTCCACGCCGTATCTACTCCCGGAAGCGCGTCTTCTGCTTCGGTTGCTTTATACGTGGTGACATTCATTATCTTGTTAAAGTTCCTGATCGGAATGGCAAGTCCGGAGAAGAGCGATACTGCGTTGAGAGATCTCTCTGCCGTGTCAATGACCGACTCCAAAACGATAGGCTTTACTGAGTTGATACGTTCTTTCAAAAATCCTGCACCCTCTATAGTCTTGTCAAACTTAAGAGCCGAGATATCAGTCGTGACATAATCTTTATCTACGCTGATCGGGTAGTAGTTTTGCACTCTTGCCTTCTTAAAGCCGTAGAGGTCAAGAGCTGTTTTGTTTACCTTCTCTCCGGTCCAGTCGTGGAAGAAGTCTTCAAAGACGGCCAGAAGCTCGCGTTCTTTCGCTGAGAGTTCGGCTTTCATCTGATTGATGGTAGCTTCATTTATGCCTACTACTTTTCGTGTCTGCTCGTAGGCTTCTTTTTTGTTCTTTGAATATTTTTCCATCTTGGCCGGGATCATAACGCCGCCCTGTTCCATGTGGTTAAGGTTTGAATATGATTCACCGTGAAGAATAAGTGCGAGCCTCATACCCTTTGTGATATATACCGGAGATGTGCTCTTCTCGAATCTGAGCGGCACCTTGACAAGTCCCTTCTTGTCGTCGAGCTCGTTCATAAGGTCTTCCATGTCTTTTCTTGCGGTTACCCTCTGAAGCCTTTGTTCTCCCTCCATCTGGATAGCGTAAGAATCGCGCTGACCTTTGTTAAGTTCGCGGTACATATCCATAAGCTCGGAGTTGTCGTTATAACCACACAGTCTTCTAAACTCTCTATAAGCGTTCAAGAATGAGGTTGTAATCTTGTTGGAAGCTCTGGAGAAGATGTTATCCTTTATGCCTTTAACTTTCTCGAGATCTTCAATGACTCTTCTTCCGGCGCGTCTTACGTCCTTTTCTCCCTGTTCTCTTATGAGCTTGGTTGAAAGTCTGATTGACTCGTATATCTCGTTCATACAGTTGTATACTTCGCGGAGCTCTGCTTCTGTAAGATCATAAATAGAGAAGTCTTCTCCTTTTTCGCGCATGAGTAAAGAGAGGTGTTCAAGATCTCCTTCAATACGCGGATCGAAGTCGTCTACGCCGTAGGTCTCGGTATCTCCTTTAATCTGTTTGAATATTCTTCTTGCATCATCGAGCTTTTTGAAGAGTTCGCTTCCGGGCTTGGCTCCCAGATTGACGAGCTCACATGTTTCTATAGCTGCCTGCATCAAGTCTTTAGGTACATACATAGTCTCGGAGGGTTTAACTATCATGGTCCTAAACTTCTGATGAAGCTTTCTGATCCGATCTTTAGTCTCTGTCATAGAGCGGCGCTCTGCTTCCTTAAGTCTTCGTTTTTGATATTTTGCTCTAGCCTCTGCCATAATCTCGGCCTGCTTAGAACGGGCGCGTTTAAGAGACTCTTCAAGACGAGCATTTTTCTTCTTCAAGCCTTCAAGGGTTTTCGGATCTTTGGCAACCTTCATGTGAGCCTGATTATCTTTTATCTTTGCGATAATCTGAGCTTCGCGGCGTTTTCTTTCCTGCTCAATCTGATCCTTTATGCCATCCTCTGTCTCAGCCTTTTCTTTTCTGATATCCTCTCTGTAGTCTTCAAGGATCTTCTCGTAAGAATTGGCAAGTTCAGAAAGTGCCTGATCTTTTTCTTTTTCCTTTGCGTCTGCAAAGGTTTCTTTAACCGGTACCTTTGCAAGCTCTCCGTAAATTTCCATAGCCACATCATAAGCCATCTGGTCTATGGTGTTTCCGTCGAGAGTCTCGATACGTTCTGAGATAGAGTCGAGTATTCCTGCCAGAACGTAGGGCATATCTCCTTCATTTGTTCCTGCCGGGAAGAGCTCGGGATATTCTTCCTCCCACTCCTGCCACTGCTGGTCGAGAGTAGTTTTACCTTCTTTGTTAATCTTAATGCCGGTGTCTCGCTTAAACTGTGTTGTTCCTCCGGTATAGCCTAACTCTTCGAGCTGGGTGTCTGAGAGATAAATACCTTCTTTTGTCAGATGGTTGTATAAATCTTTATACTGTTCTTTCATAGAGGTATCTTTAAGCTCGGTGTCTTGAAGGACTCCTTTTGCTATCTCAGACATAACCTTTAAGGCTTCGTCAAAGTCCGCTCCGTCCTGTCTCAGGTACTTATATACCTGGGTGATATTCTGAACGAGAGTGTCTTTATCAAACTTAGAAGAATACTTCTTAAGGATCCGCCCCGCTGCCGTTCTGATCTTTGATTCATCCGGCGTCTTCCCGTCTGTGAGTTCAAATTCTTTCTTAAGGATCTCTACAGCTTCTTTAAGATGTTTGTTTTCTTTTACAAGGTCTTCGGTGCTCTCGTTTCCTTCAAGAGACATGCGAAGAGAGTAGCGAAGATCTTCCTTTTCTTCATTAAATCGTTCGGAGAGCGGTATTACTTCTCCCTTTTCGTCGTACGTTACGTTGTCGGCTGACTTAACCTGCTCCTGAGGATTGAAGAATATGTATATATCTCCGTGCTCCATATAGTGTCTTTTATTGTTATTTCTTCCGCCATCATCAGTAATATCCCTGATAATAACACCACTATATCCTTGCTCTTTAGCTTCTTGTGCAAGCTGTCTTGTGTTTACTGTTTCATAAGATGATTGCTGCCAGTCCGCTACATTGAGAATACGTTCGACAAACCCTCTGTCTCTTTCGGCTCCGTCAAGCGTGAAAAGTCCGGTATCCTCCGAATACGATACATTTTCATACGGCGAATAGTCTTTGAGCATATTTATAAGCTCGCTTGGAGTGTATGTTTTAGCAGGCTTTTTGACATGGATATTATTCCAGTTATCGCCTCCGCCATCTACATCGAGCATATTCTCAGTATTAGCATAAAGTCTATAGTTGCCGGAGTTTGGCTTAGGTAAATATAGTTCTCTGACTTGTTTATCTGTCCTTAAGTTTCCATCAAGAATAAATGCATGCTTCGAAATCCCCTCTCTTCTAAGCAAGAGTAATGCAGTGTTTATGCGCTGCACATAATCTGATATAACGTAGTGAGCATCCAAAAGCGGCCTCATCTTTTGATTTAGAGTCTTATGATCTATAGACTCAAAAATGATTTGTTCGGCAAGCGTATTTGCAAAATCCCTGTATGCATTCATTAAACCTTTGTTATACATGTTTTTTTCGTGCTGTTCAACAAAGTCGCTCATAACATTGAGCTGTTCTTTCAGGTACTCATATCTGCTCTCTTTATCCTCTGCCTTAAACTCCCTGATATCCCTAAAGCTGTCCGTTTCTTCCAGTGCATCTGCTATTTTATCATCAGAAATAGCTGTGTCTTCTGTTATTCCTCGTTCTTTATTGCTTCCGGAGTAAGAGGAGGCAATAGAGAGATTATTTGTGGCGAAGAATGAGATTTTATCGTCGCTTTTCTCTGTATCAAGTTTAGTAAATCCGAAACTCTGTGTACCATGATAAAGCATGGGCGAATCATATCCGGCACGCTTTGCGGCTTCGCGCACAAGCTCCGCCTGCTTTTCTTCGTCTTTACTCTCAACCGCTGCCTGGTAAGCATCGTCAAGCTCCTTCTTTGACATGTCCTCCACCTTCAAGGAATGTACTTTAACCGAATTACGACTTGCAGCGATCTTTTCTTCTGCCTTTGTTTCTCCGTTCTGGTACTTTTCAATAGCTCTCTCGGCGGCATCAAAGAACATATCTCTAATCTCTTCCTGAGACTTAATCTGCATGTTTGCCGTTACCTTCTGAGATTTCGTGAGATAGGAGAGTGAGTCTTTAATCTTGTCTATGAGATCAAGGATAATCTTAACCGCTGCCTTGAAGATATTATTTTTCTCCTGCTGGTCAAGGTTTGTTCCGTTTACCCACGCAATAAAGTCTTTAGCTCCATCTTCAGACATGAACACTCCTGAGATAGCATCGTTCATAAACTCTCCCAGAGCTTCGTTAAATGTCTTAGATCCTTCCGCCTCTCTATAGGTGTCGCGGTAGTTCATTACCATATCATAGACAGAATTAAGGTTTGTTTCCTTAGCCATATATCCAAATACTATCTGCATAAGCATTGAATAGGTTTCAGGATCTACAGCATCTATAAACTCCATTGTCTCATGAATACGGACTCCGAGCTTACTTTCTGCTGCGTCTGTGAATACCATCTGACCTTTAGAGATATCCAGATAACCGTTAATCTCGTCAGTGTATTTTCCGTTTGCGTCTTTTGCTTTATCTACAAGCTTGATATCTACTCCCAGCTTTTTAGCAAGGGCTTTATCAAGATCTCCGTAACCGTCGCCTTTTACTATCTCGTCTCGTTCGTCTACTGCTGTTCCGGTACCTTTGGCTACCGTCTTAGCTTCTGATACTTCCTCTGCGTGATTTTTACCGAGTGAGTAAGCGAGCTTAACTAAAGACTCAGGAATAACAAACGGAGTCTTTTTCATCATGGTATCATAGCTTAAGTCTACTGTACCGTAGTTATAAGCTTTCTCGAAGTTCTCGGCATATACTGCGGTATTTTGTTTTCCGTCATAATTTGAGATCATGGCGGAGGCTGCGGCGGCGTCGTCAAACTTAGCGGCTACCTGATACATTCTCTCTACGAACGGATCCGAAAACTCTAAGTCCTTAAGAGCTACCGTGTCGGTGTCGCCGTCTATTTTGACTTGAACATCATCAACGCCTGTCTGAACAAAGCCTTCAATAGTTACGTTTTCTCCGGAGTCAATAAGCCTTGCCTGTTTGTTTCCGACTATCTTAGGCTCTACCTTTTCTACAGCCTTTCCTTGTTCCGTAACCTCTGTAGGCGTGTATACTTCCTCGTCAGTTTCCGGTTGTGTCTCCTTAGTCTCCTCCAGTAAAGAGCCATCCATACCCTGTCTCTGATCGTGCGTTTGCTCGATTTTTTCCTCGTTCTCTCGATTATTGATGGCCACTCCTTTATCAGTTTCTCTGCTTTCAACTCGTCCTTCGTCAGTTTCATTATTCCCCTCCTGAAGCTTCTGCTCTAAGGTATTAGAAGCATTGATATAGTTATCTGTAGCGGTCTCAAAGATACCCTCGAGGGCTTCCTTTTCTTCGCCGTCTGCCTTTTCTGACAATTCGGTAGCTTTATCCCTTACTGCACTCTCAATAGTCACTCCTACGGAGCTGGGAGCGTTTACAGATAATACCTCATATACCGCCTGTAGTTCCTCGGCGGTCTCTGCCTCTGATACATCTTTTATGATTTTCTTTTCTATGGTCTCCGCTAAGACTCCGGCGCCTCGTTCCGAGTCTGCCTTCTTTGCTTCTTTTGTCAGATCCTTAAACTGCTTAGCGTAGTCTATAACCTCTGAGAGTTCTCCTGCCTTCGCCATGGTGACGCCCTCAGACTTAAGCTCGTTTGATACCTGGTTATATCCCATAGCCTGAGCACCGGCACCCATGATTCCTCCGGATAAAGCGCCCGCTGCCGCATCATAGGCGGTCTGAGAGAGCCAGTCCATCATAGCGGCCTTTCTTGCCTGCTCCTGAGTTAAGCCCTGTGCTTTATATTCTTTTACTTTCTGATTAAACTCAGACTTCTTACCGTTGATAATCGCATCTCCGATAGCGTTAAAAACATCCGAAGCGGCTTCTTCTGAGCCTTCGGTTGCCATCTGTTTTCCAATGTTCATAATAGCTGTTCTTAACTTGTCCGGGCGAGCGGAAGCCATCTTTTTAAGTCCGTCGATTGAGTATTTTTCTGTAGCCCACTCTGCGACGCCTGCGGTTAATGCAGTTGCCAGTGCGTGTCCTACGTCAAGCCCTCTATCTAAAGCCTCGTTATATGTCTGATCGGCAGCACCCGCACTCATTATAGCCTGAGTTACTTTAGATCCCATAGCGGCTCCTCCGAGTGCTGAGCCTGTTAAAAGTGCCATAGCCGAATCACCGGTAGACATTCCGGCGTTATAGATAAAGCTCCATACAGGACTATCAATTTTTTCTGATACTCCTTGTCTTATTGCCTGGGTATTTTTTGAAGCCCATCTGGAGGACTGGTCCACCGGAAGAGGCTTGTCAGAAAAGGCGTTCCTTGCAGCATGGCTTAAGTCCGCTGTCGCGCCCTGGATAGCTGTAAACGGACTAGCAAGGATTGTAGCTGCCGAAGAAAGAACAGAGTTAAGAGTTGATTCTTTAGCCCAGTCTTCGGAAGCTTTAGCGTTTGCTTCTGCCTCTGCATTGTTCTTTATAATGGCGTATGAGTCTACAAGATAGTCCGTATCTATGCCTTTCTTTTTAAGATCATCAAGTGTCGCCCTTGCTTCGCTTTCCTGGGCGTCGCGTACATTAGCTAAAGCTCCGCCGATATTTCCGCCCATTTGTTCCATAATGCGAGTGCCTGAGCCTCTTCCTCTTACGAAGTCTGCTACCTTTTCTATTCTCTCTTTGTCTTTATCAGTAAGTTTCTTTTCCTCATCTCGTAAGGTAGCCTGTGGAAGAGCTTTTCTATAAACCTCTAATTTGTCGTCTGCGTCAGCATCGAGCTTCGACATAGTTTCAAGCTGTGATTTTGAAAGGCCTTTATTGTTAAGGATAGAAGAGATGTTTCCAGATCCGGCACCGCTGCCGTAAGACACATTTCCTTTTATCTGCGCGTCTCTTTGGCGTTCCGCTTCTCTTTGTGCCTTCTCGTTTTCAAGCTTCTTTATCCGATCAGATATCTCTTTTCCGGACATGTTCTCTACGTCACCGTACTTGTAGAGATAAGCCTTGCGGTCCTGTTCCTGTTTATTTACCGCCTGAGTATATTGTGACTGCCTGCGCTTTGTAGCCATATCCTGAAGGCGGTTATAATATGAGTTCTGTCCTATGATCGGATTGCTTCTAGATGGGGTAAGGGAAGGGCTATTAACCCTTCCCTGTGTAGACTGTCTTAAGTTGTTTTCTGAGTTTACGGCACTCTTTAAGAGCTTGGTTGCTGACTTATACGCCTGAGAGTTTCTTTTGTTCTTGGCTTTAATGTCCGCCGCCATCTGCGAAAGATGGTTAAGTCTTATGTTAGTGTCCCCTATTTCGGACTCTGACTGCACGTAGCCATCCCTTTTCATTTGTTTAGCACGTACAGTCTCGGCCTTTGCCTGTCTCTTAAACTCCTGTTCCTCGTACTTGTTCTGCTTTTTATTCCAGCTTGAAAACGATTCTCTAGCCATTTATGATCTCCTTTTAGAATCCGTACTTTTTACCCATAGCCTTTAAGTACGCCTGATAGCTCTTGTATTTTGACTTGCCCTGGTTCTCCTGAACGCTTCTTGAATATTCCTGAGCGGTCATAACTTTATCCTGATACTTTCCGGGTACATCATCCCAAGTCTGAAGCTTCTGTTTCTTCGAGTTGTTTCTTACCTCTCCGCTTTCTCCTTTTGTCTTATGATCCGGAGCGCTGCCATATCCTAAGTAGTCATAGTAGAGATAATTCATTTGAGAATCAGAAAGCTTATACTGCTTGCCTAAGCGGTTAATGGTATTCCACGCAATCTCGCCCTGAGTAGAGTTTCCGTTCTTAAACTTGCGTATAGCTCCATAAATGCCTGCCTGATCTTTGGTAAGGTGTGAACTTCTACCGGATCCGTAAGATCTTCTACCACCTCCGCCGGATCCTCCGGAGGCTCTACCTTTTTTTGACAGTTCGTATTGTTTATCAAACTGCCTTTGCTTTTCCTTAAACTCTTTCGTAAACTGCTTGTCCGCCACTTTATCTCGCTTAGTCTGATAATTATAGTTTTTGTTGTTCCAGTGTTCCTGCGAGTTGTAGTTCTGGGCGTTTGCGTTCTCCTGCTGGTTGTAGGAGTCCGTCCACTGAGTATCGGCCACGGTGTCACGATACTGACCGTAGTCCTGATTATATTTGTTGTAGTAGTCCTGAGAGTAGAAGTCGCGGTCTGTGTTGTAATCTGCCACAGAATCACGATATCTACCGTAGTCTGTATCTTCAAGTCCCTGATACATAGAAAGGTCTGCTCTCTGATTTGAGAGATCCTGGTTATACTTGTTCATGGCGGCGTTATAAAGCTCTGGTATCACGTCGTTAAGGTGTGACATATTCTCCTGATACGCTAAGTTTCCTGCGGTCGCTGCGTAAGAGTTGCCGTAGCCTCCGGTTAATGCTGCCGCCTGCCCCATAGCGTTCTCCTGTCCGAGCTGGGCTTGTCTTGTGTACTGGTCCTTATAGTTCTGATAAAGAGGATCCGCGTTAAAGTCATACGAAAACTCTTTTCTATTTGCGATCTTGTCGGCAAGTGCCGCTATAGTGTCGGCATATTTTGAAGTGTAGGCCGGGCGATTTTCTCCGTTCAGATATCCGTTATATCTGTTCTCCGCGTCTGTAACCGCCTGCGACTGCTGATAAGCGTCTATCTGGGTAGGAGATGTAGCCTGATATGTTTTATTGTATGTGGTGTTATAGGTCGTAGGCTTTGTGCTAGTATTGTTAGCCGCTGCCTGAAGCGTGCCGAAAGCCGATATCGTACTAGGGGTGCTTGATACCTTTCCCGATATCGTTGATGATCCTAGCGACTTAATCGTCCCCTGTTTGTTTTTCTTCTTTGCCATCGTTACCCTCCTTCTCGAGTTCTTTTATACGCTGATCTAAACTAAGTATAGTAAAATCTTTTTCTGCTATGAGAGCTTTTAGTCTTCCTATCTCTCCTGATAGCTGATTGATTATGAATTCCTCTTTTGTTATTTTAAACTTCTGTAGATTATCCATTTAGTTTATCCTCCAGTCTTTTAAGTCGTTCGTTATGCTCCTGAATAAGAGCCAGCATGGGCGGTATTACGATACGTTCATTCCATGTTTCGGCTTCTCCGTTTTTACCCACGTCGCAAGCTATAGGATAGTGTTCAAGGAAATCTTCGGCTATAAAACCGGGAATAGGTATTCCACTTCTTTGGTCGTTCTTGTCTATGTAATCTTCGTTATAAACATACTGTATAACCGGAATGTCGTATAACTTGTGAGGATCAAGGTCCTCTTCTAGGGGTTTAATATCATGCTTAAACCTTCTCGAGGATCCGGTTATGGCCATCATCAAATCATTGTCAAGCGCAATTCTTACATTTGCAACTCCTGATTGTAAGGACTGCTGGTTTATTCCGTGTGAATACACGGTACCGTTTAAGTAAGTGGTTCCGTGTGATTCAAGATGATCCGAGACTTTGAGCCCATTATATATTCTTGTTATTCCTCCGCTTATATGTACTTCGTCTCCGTTACCGGTGCTGATATTAACGCCATTAAACGAACTTATAGATAAGTCGCCTGAAAATCCGTTTGTAATTGATGGCGTCCAAAGATTTCTAATTATCGCGTAAAAAGTATCTATTCCGGAAGAATTGATATCCGTACCGGATCCCGATGGGCCCGGAATATTAATTCCGTTTCCGAATGTGATATAGTTTCCATAAGCATTTACGAGCGATTGCACGCTTAGCGTAGTTACGTCTATCTGCGTCGCCGTGATAGAGTTTGCTACTATATTCCCTCCGTCGAGCATGAAGCCATTGTTTCCGCTTCTTATCGTTACGTCTCCGTCAAGGATAATGTGATCTCCAGAGAGAAGTATATTTGACTGAGCTATACCATTTACCAAAGCTGCGGAAACCGATATTGTACCTTGCGCTGTGTCGTAGGTAGCAAGAAGATTTACTTTTGAAGAGGTCTCGTTTACTCTTGCTGATATTTCAGCTACCCTTCTTGCAGCTTGTTCTCCGTTCTGTTCGGCTTTAAGTGATACTTCCTCTACCGCCTGAGACGAAGCGCAATCAAGCAAGGCTGTTTTGCAAGCGTCCACAAGGGCGGAAACTTGTCTGTTTACCTCGTCAATATTGAGTGATGGTTGGTATGAATACTCGAGTACACTCACTGTGAGCCTCCGCTTTCTATCGTCTTTGCGATTGAGAATATTTTTGTAAAGCCAGTTCCCTTAAATCTGATCCTTAAGTGGTCGCACCTTCTCGGAATTATAGGAAGGTTTATTGTCCTTAATTCTGTATAGCCTTGTGTGTGTCGTCTGTTTTTCTGGTAGTTATTCGTTATAGATCCTGCCTTCTCCCACTCGTTAGAAGAATCATACATAATGTCTATGTTAAGCGTAGCTCCTAACTCCATAGCAAGCCTTAGCATAATCTGACCTATAAACTTCTTGTCCGGTGAGTCTAAGCCTATAATGCCTGATTCCCATTCCCAGGAGACGTCGTTTGCTTCAAGGTTGTAGGTTGTTCCGTCTATCACATTTGCGCTACCTTCCGCCAGAATGTAGGTACCATCCCAAAACATTAAGCGGTTTTTGTGTACGACGAAATGCTTGAAGGTTTTTCCTTTGTCCTCAATATGCCACATTCTACGCTTAGAATCATATACGAATAATATATAATCTGTTCCGCCTTCGGGCTTCATCTGGATATAATACTTTCCGTTATATGCTCCTGCTGAAGCGTCGTTATATCTTATGTCTCCGAGTTTATCTGAGATGTATCTCGGGAAGCTTCCCTCAAAATAGACTACTCCGTTTACTGCTTTATAGAATAAGAGTCCGTCAATGATCTGTAATGACTTTTCACAGCCTTTCTGTACTCCCGGCTCCGGAGAAGTGTTTATCTGATAATTTGAAGGATATGTTCCGTAAAGCTTATGGATATAGTTTTCTTTGAAAAAAACTACTGATCCGCCTTGCTCAGCACATCCGGTAAAGTCTCCATCCGTACCCACTGTAGCTGCGTATGAGTCTGTAGTCAGACCTAAATACGAGCGCCAGTTTGAAGGATCTCCAAGTTTAGACCCGTAGATTTCATGATTAGCTGACGAACAACCCCAAATACGGTTACCATGTTCGCAGATAAAGTCCATCTCAGGAGGCTCTTTCTTTACCTGAAGGCCTGTGTTTGTAAATGTAGTTGATATTAAAGCTGTTACTACGATTGAATCATCTGTTTTATCCCAGATACACATATCAGTATTAAATGTGTCTGCGTATGTTCCGGTTACTCCTGATATCTTAACTACGTCCATCTTCTCAAAGTTCTTGCCAATATTTGTAGCTGATATCTTAACGTAAGAGGTCGCTACCGCTACCCACTGCGACTGATCCGCACTCCATACTTTAAGAGCGTTCGGGGTAGAAGAGGTATCTAACCAGTAATCACCGGAAGAGGGGTTTGAAGGAGCTATGCTGCTTACTGTAGGCGAAATAGTAGTTCCATCAAGTTTACACATCTGGAAAGATACACTTCCTTCTGTAGTCCACGAGGAGCAAAGATCCGTTAAGGTGCCGTCTGAAGAGTTATACTTTACTTTGTCCGGCCAGATAATAACAAAGGCTCCCATAGAGCACATCATACGATCATTCAGTTTAGCCAGGGTGTGTTTTTGTACTCCATCATGAAAAAGAGCGTCATTGTCTCCAGCGGCCTTTATCATGATAAGACCGTTGTTTACATGAAGCCCTTTTACGTCTGCTTGTGTATCGAATATTGTTCTTTTTGTTCTCGGTGAGAGGTTAGGAAAAAGGTCCGACGAGATGTTTGTCTCGTCGAAGCTTTCGTTTTGTTCGCATCTTTCGTTCCTGTTATACCCTCCGAAAGACTGGATATAGTCTCTTTGAGAGGGTACCGGCTCTAATACATCGAAGATCATATCTTCATAACCTTTCTTCTTATGGGCTCATACTTTCTTCTGTACCATGCAGCCCAGGAGCTATATTTACCATTAAAAACCGTGATAGCGTTGTTACTTGCTGCTACTTCATGGTTATAGTATTCCATTCTTGATATGAGAAAATCTACATACGCCGAAGCGTACAGATCATCCATTAAGAGCGGAGTTTCTTCCGGCGTGGTTTCGTCGTAACCTTCAAACTCAAAGGCCGGTACAAGGCGCTGTGGATCTTCCTTTTCTACCTCTACTCCGTCTATAGTCTCTATCGTGATAGCGGGCTTCCAATTCTTTTTAGCGTTTAACAATACTTCCTCATACGCCTGATTATCAATTTCTGATAACCACTCTATCTTCTGTGTTGTGGTAAACATGTTCGGATAGAGGGAGTCCGCTTTATCTATCGCTTCATAAAGTGTCATAAGGTTTCCCCTTTTTAATATATGCGGGGAGCTTAGCCCCCCGCCATTTTCTTACTTTGTCTCGGAGTGTCTCTGATCCTCGGCAATCTGCCAGTCGAGTACTTTCTTTACGCAAGCCGGCACTGTGACTTCTTTTCCTCTTTCGATAAGCCACGACTTGCCGTTGATAGCCACGAAAACAGGATCCTTGTACTTGTCGTTATCCTTAAAAAGCTGGATCTTTACCGGCTCCCAATCGGGATCTGTTTTCTTTGTGGTCTTCTTTGCCTCAGCTACTTCTTCTTTTACCTCTGTAGCCTCAGCTACTTCTTCTTTTTTACCTGCCATGATATCCTCCTTGTAAGTATACGCCCACGGCGCCCGAAAGCGTCGCAGGCGTCATGGTCTTAGTTTGCGGCTGCTGTCTTAGCGTACGCACCGGTTGACTCGATACGTACCATGTATGCGTCTACGAGACGCTCTGCAACCTTCAGGGCCTTCCAGCCGACTGTAGCTCTCTGATTGAGCGGATCTTCTCCGGCTCCCAGAGGCTTAACGATATGCTGGAGTCCGCCACCCTCTACCTCGGTTACACCGAAGGCATCTGCTCCGAGAATCATCGTACAGAATACAGACATATACTTCGTTGTGCCTCCATCTGAGTACGAAGGACAAGTCGGGGTTGTAGCTGTTCCGTCGTTGATGATCTTTGCCTCAGAGTTCTCGATAAAGCGAACGTCGCCGATCTTACCGATCTCTCCGTTCCACATCTTCTCCGGAGTGGTGTACTTGTTCCACTCTACGAAGTCCGGATCCTTACGAAGGTCGTAAGCTGCGTATGGATGAACGATACCGATATAGCTTCCGTCGATCTTCGGAGCGTTCTGTGTGCGAAGGAAAGCAACTGCCTTCATGATGGAATCTACGTCAAGTGCTGATGTAGCGTCCATAGCTGAACGGCTTGCTACTGCTACCTTTGCGTTTGAAACGATCTTCGGAGCGTAGAAGACGTTAGATCCTGCCGATACGACGTCACGTGTTACGGTGTCAAGTGTGCGGCCTGCCTGAGAAGCCATCACATTTGTAGCCTGCACTACGTTGTTGTCGACTGCTGTAAGCTCGAGAACGTCAGAAAGTGTTACATAACCGCCGTACTGTGCTACGGTAGCCTTTACCTCTGATGTGGTCATGGTCTGACCGTCCGGGGTTACGCCCTCGGTAAGAGGTGTGAGCTGCTTTGCAAGCTGGTTGTACTTTCTGAACTGGATCTCTTTTCCGCCGTTCTTCGGAATCGGTGCCTTCTGTCCGAACTGATCGAAGATAAGGTCCGGCTCTGCGGTCTTGATAAGCTGCTTCTCGTAGAATGTGCGCATCTCCGGCGACATTCCCAGTGCTGTTGTTACGTTGGTGTTCGGGTTAGCGAACAACTGAAGATTAAACATTATAGCCTCCTAATCTCGGGCTATAACACGATCCTTTCACCATGTCTCGCCCGTTCTTCAATTTGTTTTATCTGTTCGAGTGTAAGGTTGGAGACATCTATTTGTTCTTTGACCGGCTGCGATGAATGGCCTATGCCGTTTTCGGTAGGTCTCATTCCTTTTGCCCTTATGCCTTCTGTTACCTGGGAAGCGACTTTCTGCGCCGTGTAGGTCGCAAGTCCACCCATAATCTCGTCCATGTGAAGGACCTTGAAGGCGTGTTCTACTGATACTCCGTTTTGAAGCATCTGTACGAAGTCGGGATCTTCCATCTCGCTTCTTAAGTCAAAGTTAGGGAAGTTCTCTTTGAGGGCGTCTGCCTGACGTACCCACTCGGAATAAATCTTCTCTGCTTCTGCTTCTGCTTCTGCTTTTTCTCTCTCGGCCTGAAGCTGTCTGTTTTCAAACTCCAGCTTTCGTACTTCTTTGTACTGCTCTGTGGTAAGTCCTCTTTCCGCTGCCGCTTCTGCGAATAACGCATCATCGTTTTGTGCAGCTCCCAAGATACCGTCATAGTCATTTGCATCGAGGCCGTACCTCTGAGCAAAGAAATCAGATATCTTTCTAATAGACTCGAGCTGACCTTTAAGCTCCTCGGTCGCCTTGAAGCGCCTGTTAAGCTGATTGTCGATTGACTTTTTATAGTCGTCTCGAAAGTCTCCGTTAATAAGGTCCTGCCACTGCTTAGCGTGGTCGATCTGAGCGTTAGCTTCTGCTTCCGCTGTTGGTGTCTCCTGAGCTTCAGGCTGTGCCTGTGCTCCTTCTCCTGCGTCTCCGCCGGCATCTCCGCCGTCTGCGAAAAGCTGAAGGTTAAACGTATCTCTCATAAGATACCTCCTGCGGTCTCTCCCGCGCGTCTAGTCTCGGATCTTTCTCCGGTGTCAGCTTATAGCAAATCTGAGGTCTATCCCTCGCGTCATGTTAATCTTATCAAAAAGAGTAAGTAGGTTTCCTCCCGATTGGGAGTAAATTACTCTATTGATACATTATCCGGGTGCTCGTCTGCGATATTCCTTAAACCGATTTCTATCGCGTGAATATATGCACCTACAACCGGACTGTATCTGTAGCATATTGTTATTCTGGAGTCGCCGGGAGTTATCTTCTCGGCGTACTCCTTAACATCTTTACACTCCTTCAGGATGATAGAGAAGGTGTTAAAGAGTGTAGATACAGCCGCACAAACTATGTCTTTACCGTGTTCTGCGTAGTCTGCGTGTCCTTTGATAATCAAATCATAAGTACCCGCTGCCGCATTTATCTTAATTCTTATCATACTTCTGCCATTCCTTTAGCCTGAGCCTTTGCGCCCTCTAAGCGTTCGCTACGCGGCGTAGCTCCGCCTAGATTGTCTGCGTTCATGTCGGCGCTTCCTCTGTGGTTTCTCATATCTCCCGGGTTAATGCCCTGCATCTGAGGAGCGAGTCCTACCGCTGCCTGAAGCTGCGCTAACTGCTCCTGCATTATCTGTAGCTGCTGAAGGAGAGTGCCGTTGTCCTCGATCTTCTTGATAATCTTTTCTTTGCCTTCAAACTCCATCATATCAAGGCAAGCTATGGAAGCGTCGGCGTTTCCTGGAGCAAAGAAGCCTTTGTCGTAGAACTGAAGCGCAAGCTCGTTCTGACTCATTCTCGAGTATGTAGACTTTTTAGCTGCTGAGACCGTCACATCAAATACCGGTATGCGTGATCCTATCTCTACGCCGAAAGCGTCTTCCTGCTCCTGTGGTTTAATGTCTCTGTTTGAAAACTCTGTAAACTCCTGTTCGCCCTGTTTGCCTAAGATCCTAAACTGTCTCGGCTCGTCGTAGAATTGACGTATCAACTCTATAACAAGCTCACATTCTTCCTGGAAGGCTCTATAGGTACCGCGGATCATATCTCTCGAAAGCTTAGATCCTGCTTCCTGTAAAGCGGCAATAGCTGTAGCCGCGGTTACGCCAGACTGCGTAGAACCCTGAGAGAAGTCTCGGTTACCGGAGGTCTCTTTAAGCTCGTCAATCTTAAATGATAAGATGTTCTGTACTGCTCCTGATACCTGAATCTGATTAAGAGGAGCTATGTGCCTATCGTCAATGGTACCGGCTACATGGATAATATTCTTTGAGTAGTCGTTAAACTCTTCTTCATTGACGTTTGCAGCATCGGACATAAAGTATCTTTGCTTTCCTGCCTTGATAGAGGTTTCAAGTATTGTCTGCTGCATCTTGTCAATATACATCTGAGGATCCTTCATGATATCAATATATCCGAATCCTGCCGGGCTTCCTTCCTCGACAAAGAGTTTGTCGAAAACAAAAGGATATTTTCCGTGATCGTAAAAACCTCGCTCTGCATATTCAGGATCATTCTCAGACGCATAAAGGATAGTATCTCCTACAAACTTACAGTAGTGTAATACTTCCCTTGTTCCGTTAAACTGCTTGTAATACCAGTCTATAACAGCGGTCTTATCTGAGGTGTCGATACCGTCTTCTGCTACATACTTTGTGAGGTCAATCTCTTTATTTCCTAGCGAGTTTGCGTCTTTTAAGAGGTCGGGATATTCACTTTCCAAAATGTCGTTATTTACTAACTGCACATGGAAGATATCTCTACTTTCCTGAATATCTGATATGCCCGGCTCCCAGAAGAGGTTTAAGAGATCAACTCTACGGATATCAATATCTCCGAGTCCGTTGTTCTTCTTTGAGTTCCATCCGACTATCTTAGCTGAGCAACCCTGTTTAAGTTTGTACCATCCGGCATCTGAATAGACCTGCTCGTACTTGTTGTACTCTAAGACTACCGGAAGGATAGATGTTAAAACCCTTGCTGCGGGATCGTCTGACTCTTCGCGAGGTAATACCATCGGCTCCGGGTAGTTATCCATGATATCTGCGTGCTTGTTGTTGATTGAGTTATGCAACCATGCCGACACAGGCTCAGCCATGTTCTTTTCTTCTCTGGTCTTAAGATCCTGGGTGATAGCCCAGTGTCTTAAGCGCCACCATTCCTCGTTAGCACGTATACGCCACTCTAAGTCCTTTTTGTTGTCCTTATATGTTCTTAAGCGTCCTTTTGCCTTATGGAGATCGTCCTTTGTGAGATTATTAAAGAATCTGACCGGAGCTTCATCCTCTGATTCTGTTTCAGCGGCTTCTTCCGTCTCCTCTTTAGCCTCTTCGGGCGTTTCTACTACTTCCTCTTCGAGAAGTTCCATCTCTTTAGGGGTAAGTTTCTTTGTTTTCATGGTTTCCTCCTTAAATGCGGTAGAATACTACGTTATCACTCTTTCTTGTATGTAGATCAAGCGGATCGTCTCCGCTTATCTTTCTGACTACGTTTTGACGCGGACTAATAGGAGAGTCCATTAAAACGTATCTGCACTCGTCGTAGATATGGTCTTCTGTATCGGTATCAATATCCTCTACATTTGATTCATCATAGACGAGTGATGGTATAGTTCTGATAAAGTGTTTGCAAGTATTAAAGACTTGAAACATCGTATATCCTTCTTCGTCGAAAGCTAATCTATAGTGAAATTGCATTTTCCCATCTATGCGCTCGTGGTCTCCGGGACTAAATGAAATGAAGTTCGGTGCTTTCTCCATCATCTCTGCTATAGACTCTCCGGTAGACGCGTTCCAGATAGCAGGATCCGCTAT